CTGCCAGGAAATGATTATTTACACTACTGATCAAACAAATAATCGCACAGCTATTGAAGCTAATATGGGTTCAGCGCACGGCATTAACCTACCTGATGGGTTTGACCCAACGAATGACAAGGTAAACGGTCTTGTAGAAAGATGGTATGACCAGTCAGGTCAAAGCAGGGATTCAATTCAAAGCACTGCATCATTCCAACCTATTATCGTTGATGAGGGAGTATTTCAAGATGGATTAAAGTTTACCCACGCTGACTCATCGGATACAAACAATAAAAGGTTATTTGTTCCTCTCAGTCAAAGTCAATTAGACCCATTTACTTATGTTTTTGTAGGTAAGGTAACTATAGCAACAGCTTCTGCAGACAGAAATCTTCTTGGAGGAACTAGAGGTATTCAAGATTTTCCCCCTGGAACTGCAGGAATATCTATTAGAGCTAATACTGACAGTTCAACTACTGGAACAGTTCTTTTTAGAAACGAAACAAGTACTACTGAAACTATACGAAATACTAGTTCAACTACCGTCACCGTGGGAGCTTCAGCCCAGGACTTTCTTGCGTTTGTTACTTTTGAAGATGGTGTATCAGGTCCTATTTCTGAATTATCAGTAAATGGAAACAAACAGGATTTTGCTTATGAGAGTGGCCTTACCTTAAACAGTTCAAAGAATATTGGAATTATGAATGCTACTAAGGACAATACTACTCAATACAGAAGAGATAGAAGCCCAACAGGAACATGCCGAGAAATCTTAGTGTACGATACTTTTCAGTCCGCAAACCGTGTGGCTCTGGAGACTAACATTATTGGCCATTACGGAATATCATAATGCTTTACTTAATATACGCAAGCGAAGAGGCAGCCATTGAACGAGCCGACGAAGAAGGCAAGGAGAAGGGCTACAGTTACTGGAAAAATGGTATAGGCACACGCTGGATGACATATCCTGCTGAGACTATTGACCATACCTGGGCATTGGACGTAACGGACTACGACCTCGATGATTCCGAGAAGTCATCAACGGTTGATCATTACACTCCCTTACCCGATGAGGACTAAATAATTATGGATACTATGCTTAGAGGAACTGTAGGATCAACTGGATTCTTTGCCTGTATGGGGCTACAAGGCATTAATACTGCAGTCAGCTTGATTGTTGGTATAATGACTTTTGTCTTTTTAGGACTATCGATTTATAAATTATTTAAAGAACTGAAGTGACTACCGAACTTATGGCTATGCTAGGAGGAGGAGCCTCTGGCTTTATATTTAAACTGATTGGACAGTTAGTTTCCAATCAGCAAAGCACTGTAGACGCTATGCTCAAGAAACAAGCAGCCGCTGACGAAAGCCACCAGAAAGCCTCCACAAGGGGCGGTGAGTGGGTCAGGAGGGTCATTGTATGCACCGTCCTGTTTGCGGTCGTTGTAGCCCCCTTTTTGTTGGCTCACAGCCCAGAGGGAGTTACTGTAGGGCAGGAGACATCTCGATTCTTTGGTCTATTTAAAGGAATCAAATACGAGACCCTAAACGGTTACCTTATACTACCAGAGGTTCGTCAAACAGTTCTAGCTATTGTTGGATTCTACTTCGGCTCCTCTACTATTAAATGAATGAAACCTTACAAATCATATCATCCCTCTGGCCTATCGGTATTGGCATCATTACGCTCATTGTTGTGCTGGCGAGGATGCACTATAACCTAGAGGCTCTTACAGAAAAGGTAAAAGTCCTTTTCGATTTCCACAATAAAAGAAAGAAATAATTATGAAGTGCTGCATCTGCAAAACTAAAGACAAGTTTATCTGTAAGATAAAATCAATCGCATCCAAGCTCGTAGCTTCGGTCAAATCAATAATCAAATAAACAAGGAGATAATACAATGCCAGGTCACTACGGAAAAATGATGAAGGGTGGTAAAAAGCCAGTCAAAAAAGTTGCTAAGAAAATGGGTATGAAAAAGAGGAAGAAGTAATGCCTTTTAGCAAATACAGTCCAAAACAGAAGAAGATAGCTAGGGTTGCTGCACCTCGTAATAAAATTACTGGGGCTGACTTCAAAGTACTAAGGGGTAGAAATGCACAGAAAAATACTAACCGTCGCAAGAAAGCTTGAGCAAGCATCCAAGGCTCACGCCGGGCAAGCGAAGGTACTTAAATCAATCGTAAAGAATGGCAAGAAAAGCAAAAAGCGGGGGTAAGATATGCCCCGAAGGTAAGGCTTGGGCAAGACGGACGTTTGACACGTATCCGTCCGCTTACGCGAACCTAGCTGCATCAAAGTATTGCAAGGATCCTAACTACGCAAAGAAGGCTAAGGGTGGCAAACGAAAGGGTAGGTAATGGCTCAACTCAAACAATGGCTCAAGCAAAATTGGGTAAGGATAGGTGCTGATGGATCGATCAAAGGCCCTTGCGGAACGTCGAAAGATAAGAAAAACCCTGACCGTTGCCTGCCTAAAAGAAAGGCTCTCAGCCTCACGAAAGCGGAGAGAGCAGCAACTGCACGCAAAAAGAAAGCAGCAGGAGCCAGAGGAAAAACAGTCGTAGCCAATACACCCAGAGCAAAGGTAAGGAGCTAATGTCCAAGAAGAAAAATCGTAGAATAATTATCAGTCTAGCTTTATCGATAGCGGTAGTGCTATCCTTTTACTTATTATCTAGGGACATTCAAAAACAAAAGAAGACGCTAGAAATTCACGAGCTAAGAATTGAAAGCCAGATGAAATTAATTCTGCATCACGATGCTACTTTTAGACATTTTGAAAAATACTTACAGGCAGGTCAAATTTAAATAATGCGTAAAGAACACAAAAGTAAAAAGGGAGGACTGACTGCTGCTGGCCGTGCTTACTTTAAGCGCAAGACAGGTGCAAACCTCAAGCCTCCGGTCACGGAATCCAACCCCAAAGGCAAGAAGCTAGCTAGAAAGAAATCATTTTGTGCGAGAATGTCTGGCGTAAAGGGTCCAATGAAGGACAAGAAAGGAAGACCAACACGAAAGGCATTGGCTTTGAAGCGTTGGAAATGTTAGTCAATGCCAGAATACCGCACATATGCAGGACTAGATGACCGCATTTCCAAAGATGGAGATGTTGGCTTTCTTGGTTTTAATAATCGGATGCGACCTGATCAGCTACCAGCAGGTCTGCTTGCTGATGCACAGAACTTACGAACTGACCGAAGGGGTGAAGCCCAAGTCAGAAAGGGCATTGATTTAATATCCAGCCCTCTTTTAACAGGGGCATCTGCTCTTACGCTTCCGTTTACTTTATTTGGTACAGATGTTAATGCAGGAAGTTTTGTAGTCGGCAGAGAATATACTATTAAAACAGTTGGTAATACTAGTTTTACGGGGGTTGGCGCAGCAAGTAATACAGTAGGAGTAGTCTTTACTGCTACAGGAGCAGGGAGCGGTACAGGTGTAGCAACTATCGCCGAGTTAACAGTTACGGCAACATCAGATGGTGGTACTTTAGATATTACAAGTACAAATGCTTTTACTAATTTTCCTAGTTCGGGAACTATTAATATAAGTGATGCTTCAGGAATTTCTGCTGATCCAAACGGAGATCGAGCATTTACTAAAATAAGTGCATCAGAAATTCAAGTCTCTGACCAAAACTATTCTAGCGGCTCAGACAGTTCTGTTACATTAAAGTTTGGCATACTCAATGATGCCGCTGTAAACGCTATATATGGATCCTGTTCTTTTTCGGATCCAAACGCATCGGCAAGTCAGTACATTATATTTGCTTCTAATACTAAAGCGGTTGCTATTAATATAGCTACTGGAGCAAGTAGTGACATTGGTTATCCAACTGGATTAACTGTGACTTCTGCTGGATCCATGCTACAAGCCTTCAACAAGGTCTTTATATTCCGTGACGGCAAGACTGCGCTAGAAAATAATTTAAAAATATCTACAATTAGTGCAGCTTCTATTAATGATAGTGCTAATACAGTTACTGTAACCACTAGCACAAATCATAATTTAGTAACTGGCGACTTAGTAACAATTAATTCATTAGGCTTTGATGCGGCTCACCCGGACCCAAATATTTCTGGTGCATCAATTACGAGAACTAGCGACACGGAGTTTACATATTCACTTGATACTAGTGATGGAGACGAAACCTATACAGTGTCAAGTAACTCAATAGTAACTACTGACTTTACAAAGGTCGCTAGTGGAACTTACACCCAACCAGTAACATTGATTGCAACTGCTTGTGATATTGATAACAATGAATGCACAATTACTAGCAACGCACATGGGCTAAAAGTAGGCGATAAAATCCTCTGCACAAAACAAGGTGATTCAACATTAATAACTAATCAATTTACACAAATATCAAGTTTAGATAGTTTTTCTACGTTACCTGAGCAATACATAGTATCAGAAGTACCAAGCACCACTCAATTTAAATTTAATGTAGGTAATTCAATAGAAGATAAAGCAGATGCAGATATAAGCACAAAACCTCAATTTATTCGTAGAGTATCAGTCGGTCTAGGATTCACTCATATGCCAGCACCACCGTATGCAATCTATCATCAGCGTAGATTAGTCATGCCTTTCAAGTTCAATGTTACTGGAACGGATACGTTTACCTCAAGAGGAATCCTCGATGAAGTCATAGCATCGGACATTTTGGACACTGACACCTATGACCAGATATATGCTCAGTACAGGTTCAATGCTGGCGAGGCTGACTTTAACGTCGGTCTGCACTCCTTCTCGGAAGATAACCTAATGGTATTCAATCGTAATAGTATTCACTTGATTGCTAACACAACGTCCCTGCAAAGAGCTAGTACTAAACTTCTAACAAACGAAGTTGGCTGCGTAGCTCGTCAGTCCATTGTGCAAGTGGGTAATCAAGTAATCTTCCTTTCTGACAACGGCGTTTACAGCACTCAGTTCTTTGATGAATACAACCTTCGTGGAACGGAGACTCCACTGAGCGAGCCAATCAATTTAACTATTCAAAGAATAAACAAGAATTACTGGCAGAACTCCGTGGGTATTTACTTTGATAACAGATACTTCTTGGCTGTTCCCCTAGATACCTCAACCAAGAACAACGCCATAATAATCTACAACTTCCTTAATAAGCAGTGGGAAAGCATCGATCAAGTAGCTGACACGGACTTTCATATTTCTAATTTATTGGTTGTTGGAGAAGGCGCAGAGCGTGGGGTGTACGCAGTCAATGACATAGGCGGTGTGCAGAAAATAGACGAAAGGGTTGATGGAGTTGACAAGGTAATTACTCAAATTGGTGGATCAGAAAAAATAGTTAATGTTCCAGGTTCGTTGACTACCCGTCAATACACGCTCGGCAGTTTAGAAAGAAAGAACTGGAAACAGTTTGAAATGCACATTGAGTCCGATACGTCTGCGGTTTCTAACTTTGATATATCCGCTGAGACAGAGAACCCAGATGCCGATCTTTCTTTAGGCGCACTCAGTGACTTCGTTGGATCAACTCTGAGTGAAGATGAGGATGTATCCATCCGTGGTAGAATAGGTAACCGCAGGGGTTATGGCATTCAGTTTACACTTAACAATACACTAGGAAGACCAAAGATTAGAGCTATTGAAGCCGATGGATCTATATCCTTCCGTTCAACTAATAAAGCAGAATAATGGCAATTTTATCAAAAGGAACAGATTTTTCAACAGGCGATCAAGTTACGGCAGCTAACCTTGATGCTTTAGTTGATAGTGCAACATTTGCGGCAGGAGCCGTAGATGATACCACAACAGCCTTAGATAGCTCGTCTCCACAGAAAATTATTGTAAAAAATGGAGGAATAGGCACTACTCAACTAGCCGATAGTTCAAGTAAAACAACAGGTGTTACATTTGCTAAGATGCAACACATAAGCACGGCTAAGGTTCTTGGTCGATCTACCGCGGGTGAAGGAGATGTAGAAGAAGCGTTTGATTTTAAGGATGAAGATAATATGTCATCCGATAGTGCTACTGCACTAGCGTCTCAACAAAGCATTAAGGCTTATATTGATTCATATGCCCTAAAATACAGTGGTGCGACGGGAACCCTTTCAACAACTTCTTCATTTTCGGACTTTAATTTATCTTCTATAGTTGGGACCAATCGAGCAATGGTAATAATGGAATTGTTTGATGCTTCATCCCCTTCTTCTCTAATGTTTAGGCCAAAGGGTTCTACTTTTACTACGTTTGGAAATAACAGCCATGCTGGTTACGGAGCTTCTGGGCTTGTTGTAGATACAACAGACCAAGGTGGAATTATTGTTTTAGTTACCGATTCATCTGGAATAATTGAAGTTAAGGCCGGCGGTACAATCACTGGCATTAATTACAAAATACACGCATACCAAAAACTACTTTAATGAATCCTCTCCTGCAATCAGTTCAAATAGCATTGCAGAATGCTACACAGAAAGAAGCCATTGACTTCATCAATAGAGTCGTAGATTTCTGCATTGAACACGAGAACGGGAGAGTACTAGAAGGATGGCCAGAGGATCGTATGCAGTTACTCATTGCCTACCATATGGCGAAGCATACTTTTCTTTTTGAGCAGGACGAGGAAGGTAATATACAAGGTATATTTATGTGGTATAATTGCAACGAGGACGACGGCTGGCCTTTTGTTCAGAACTGGGAAGCCGATGATCCGGACGGCAACGCAATCTTCATGGCTTTTTTATTTGCAGAAAGCACGGACACTTTTAAACGACTTACACAGAACTTTATTATTAAATGCCCCGAGGTTATGCAAAAGACACTACTGGGTGTAAGATACAGGAATCAAAAACCTACGAAGGTGCAGTACACACCTAAGCTATTTAACAGAATACTAAGCATATAATATTATGGGAGGCAAAGGATCATCATCACCACCACCACCAGCACCAATAGACCCAGGTGCGTCAATGGGCGAATATTTATTCGGTCAAAATTTTGGCAGTTTTCAAGGCGTTACTGACCCTCGATTGCAGGAGCGATTAATCGGCGCAGAGCAAAGATTCCGTCCGCAGTACGCTGCACTGGAGTTAGCGGATATTAATACGTTTGCTACTGGTATTCCTGGAGGCACGGACAATCCTCAGTACAAGAGACTTGAAGCTCAACTTGCTGGACTAGAGGCAGGTGAAGGAGGTATCAGCAGCGAAGAGGCAACGAAGATTGCTCGATCAGCGGCGGGTCCTGCCCCTTCAAAGACTATCACGACAACCACTAAGTTTGGTAGGAATAGAGGGCGAACTCGTACATCTAAAAATCTTAACTACGACGAAGAACTCAAGGCATACAACAGGGAAGTCCAAAGCATAGCCGAATCTCTTGGTGGGAATCGCGAATCTCAGATTGCTTCTATTAAGGCTGAGATGGCGCAGCTTGAAAGTTCGCCAGGGCAAAGGGGACTATTTGATTTATTAGAGGAGCAGTCAACCCGTGCGGGTGCATTACAGCGTTCGGAACTAGAATTGCAGCGTGAGTCCGATGTAGGTGCATTGCAAAGATTCGCACCTCAAGTCGTTGAGGCTTACCGTGCCGCTGATCCTGCTAGCACAGCAATAGCAGAGCGTATGTCCCGTAGAGCTTTGGGTCAACTGACTCCAGAAGAGGAACGCAATATACAGCAAAGATCTAGACAGGCGAGCCTAGCAAGGGGTCGCATTGGTGACTCGTCTTCTCTAGCGGCAGAGGCACTTGGTCGCTCGGACTACACTGCTCAGTTCGCGCCTCAAGCCTTTGCAATGAACCGTCAGCTAGCTGGTGACATAGGTAGTACACTTCTTGGTCGTCCTTCCGCTGCTATTGGTCTAGGCGGTCAAGTCCTAGGACAGGCACAGCAAGGCGCAGCAGGACCTGTGGGTCCTCAGCTATTTGATCCGAACATGGGTATCAACATGGCCTTACAACAGCGATCACAGGACGTTAATTATCAGGGTGCAATGGCTCAGGCTGGTGCTGCACGAAGTGCCGGAGGTGCAGGAATGTTTGGTTCTATCCTAGGCGGTGCTTTATCTGGCGGCATGTTTGGTTAATAAATTAGAGGAATATTATGGCATTTCAAGTAGGATCAACAATACGTCCAGAACTGGGTAGCGCGGACTACAGTGGCTTTGCAAGAGCCGCTGAGATACAGGCTGCCACGCTAGCTCAACTAGGTGCTACTATTGGTGGGGCTATACAAGCTGCTGGAGAAAAGAAAAAAGAAAAGGCTCTTAGCAAACAAGCTCAAGAGATGGTCTTTGGGATGCTCAAGAAAGATCCAGCGCAAGCTTCCTTCTTTGGTCTTGGAGAGGATTTTACTCTAGCTGACGTAAAACCTATTGTAGATGTTATAGGTGTTAAACCAAGCATAGCCCTAATTACTCAACTGAATATGGCTAGTATGCAAGCTCAGACACCATCATTGCCTAGCGTCACAGCGGCTCAAAAATTTGATGAATACTTAGCGACTCTTGGGGGAGGAAAAGATATAATCCTAAAAAACGGTATGCTATACGACGAGGATTTATTTATAGACGATCCTATTCCTTTTGATGATCCTATTGTTCAACAAGTGTTAAAAACTAAGGAAGGTCAAGCATTTCTTACTGGATACCAACTCCCCGAACCCGTAGAACTTAACGTAGAGGATGAGGACATTGAGGTAAATGTACCTGTAGATGAGTCCGTAGAGGTTCCTGTTGAGCCAGCAAAGGCTCCTGTCTTTGATGTTACTCGAGACGTTCCACCGCCCATAAGACAGGCACAGAACTACCGTCCCTTTTAATCATCAATAGTCTTTAAACACATATTACTTTAGCTCCTGGAGCTAATATACTTATGCCTACTTCTACCTTCAGAGATCCAGGAACAGGAAGAACTTTTAGTTTCAAGCACGAGAAAGGTCTTACTCCAGAGCAGCTACAGACACTTGCTAACGAAAAAAGATTTGAAGGGCTAAAGAGGGAAGGCAATATTGTTACCCGTAACCTAGCTATCGGCGTTGATACATTGCAGCAAAATGTTTTTGGATCAACTCTAGAAGGTATTGGTAAAAGCTTTGACCTAAAGACTCTTGAGGAGCTAGGTGCTAGCATCATAGAGGAGCAAGAAAGCCAGATAGAAGACCGTCGTAGGTTTGCTCCTAGGTCAAAAGGCTTTGTTCCATACGTCACGGAAATGGCTGCTCAATCCGCGCCTATCAGTGGAGTTGGTCTAGCTGGTGGTGCGGCTGGTGGATTTGCTGGTTTCAAGGCTGGTGCAGCGATTGGTGCTGTAGGAGGTCCTGTAGGGGCAGCTATTGGAGGTTTCGTAGGAGCCGCAGGTGCGATGCTACCCTTCTTCTACGGAGGAAACAGAGAGCGTCAGAAGGAAGCCATTGAGCGTGGCTTTCGTACAGAGGTAGACGAGGGTGCAGCATTATTGACTGCCATACCTCAAGCCTCTCTTGATAGTATTCTAAATTTGTTTGTTCTTTCTAAGGTTGGCAAAGCATTTGTCCCAGCCGCTGTTCAAAAGGGTGGCGGTATATTTACTCGAGTAGCTAAAGGAACTACACAAGGTGTGCTTACTGAGACTCCTACTGAGCTAGGTCAACAAGTCCTTGAGCGTTATCAGGCTGGACTTCCTATGGACACGCCAGAAGCCATTGAGGAATACAAGGCTGCGGCTGCTGGTGGTGCTATCCTTGGTGGTATCCTAGGTGGTGGTTCTGCTACTATCTCGAGGAGGGTTGACGTTGAACCAGATGTTGAAGAGGATCCAGAAAAGACCGAAGAGGAACAAGAGAAAGAAGATCAAGAGAGAGTTGGTAAACTTGATGAAGAGGTTGAACAAGGTGAAAGCAAGATTTTTAAAGTTGAGTACACTGACCCAGATACCAATGAAAAGATAGTCACTGAGGTAGAGGCTACTAGCTTTGAAGAAGCTCGTGGCATAGTTGCTGAGGCTACTGGTGCTGACCCTAATACAATAGCACTAGTTCCTGAGATTACTCCAGAACCAGAACCAGAACCAGAACCAGAACCCGAGCCTGAGCCTGAACCAGAGCCAGAACCTAAGCCAGAACCTGAGCCAGAGCCAGAGCCTAAGCCTGAACCAGAGCCTAAGCCAAAGCCAGAGCCTAAGCCAAAAGAATTTAGGCAAGAAGTTAAGGATGCAGTAAAACTTATAGGAGCTAGAAATTTTCTAAGAGTTGACCCAGTAACCCGTCAACCGATTCCTGCTGACATAGACTTTAGAAATAGTATTTTGGCGAGAACTCCATTAGGTGATGTCGCGACAGATAAAGAAGTTAATGAAAACTTTAGCGACAGGCAATTAAGAGATTCTGTTGTTTTGGGTATCAATACTGATGCCGTGACAAAACCGAATGTAACTCTACAGACTCAAGGAAAACATAAAAGGATTGCTCAAGATTTAGTTAATAGAATAAATAATAAAATTAGAGAAGAAACGTATGTCCCCACGGATCTAGACAAAGAACTTGAAGCCATTGCTCCTCGAGGAGAAATCATTAAGACTCGAGAACAAATTGAAGCAATAGTAGATAAGTTTCGACCAATCGCTGCAAAACTTGGGTTCAAGATACAGTTCAATGGTAGAATTGCAGGTGCGCATTGGAGTACTTATGACAATGCCGTTGAAATAAACATCAAAGCGATGTTTGACCGAGTAACTCAAGGTCTAGATCAAAGACCTACAGGAACCGGTTCAAACTACATCGTTTCCGTGATGCGTGAAGAAATTATTCATGGCGCAATGGCTAAGGCCTTGCAAAAAAAGAATATAAATATACTAACATGGTACACAGAATTAGGAAAGTCCTTAACTGATGCACAGCGAAAAGCACTCAATGATAATTATACAATAGAAGGAGGTCGGTACGACCGAGAGGGACGCAAAGACTATGGCTATGGTGTTGAATACACACGATCAGTAGTCCAACAGTTTCTTTACGGAAATGATACCCAATCCTTTACTCAGCCAGGCAGTGCCTTGGAAAAGGTTAAGGCTCTCATCAAGTCAGCCCAAGCATACATAACAAAAGCTCTAAAAACTTTAGCCCCTAAAAATGAAGAGGCAGCGACTATCGTTGCAGAGGCAGCTGACCTTTTACTGAAGGCTGATCCTAGCGCAAAGCTAACCAATCAAAAGGCTGTAGCATTATCTAAGTTCCTTCTAAGGAAGAAGCAGGCCAATAAGGCTTCTGGTGTTACTACGTCTGGTGTAGACCCCGCTATTGAGTCAGCCCCAGAGCAAGCAAGCGCAGAACCTGCACCTGTGTCCGCAGAGACAGTTGCGGAGTCAGACAAGCCACCGAGCAAGCGCAAGAAGGCTAAAGAAGAAATCACGACTGTTGATAGGTATTTAAAAACTATCAGTTCATTGCTTCGTAGTATTCACCCTCGATTATCTATTCTGGTAGATAAGTACTACAAGGACATTGACACAAAGGTTCTCGGTTACATGACCAAGACAAAGCCTTTCTTTGAAAAAATAAATAAGATCAAGAACAAGAAGGATAAGAAACGCTTGACGCAACTTATTTACTACAGCCGTAGTCTTGAGAAAAATCCAAAGAAAGGCGAACAAAGAATCAAGGAACGCGATCTTCTGTTAAGAAAATACAAAATGTATAATGACTTCCATCTTCGGGTGAGAGTTATTCTTAATAAGGTTCGCACAGAACTTGTAAATGCTGGCTACGAACCCGGCAACCTTGAGGACTATTTCCCTCGTAAGATTCTGGATCTCAAGAGAGTCAAAGAACACTTCGGTGACAAGGTCAAAAAGCCATTCAGTAAGTTTATTGCTGAACTAAACTTTGTTACTGAAGCTCGTCAGTTAGTTGTAGCAGAACCAGAAAACAGAGATTTAAAGGGTGCTGATTTAGCAATATTAGTACACAGCAGGTTAGAGAAACTTAGTGAAACTCACAACAAGCCGGAGATGGCTTTGGACTTTGATACCGTTAAAAAACTTTTACCTCTTGAACAAGGAGTAATACTGAAACTTGGGGACAAGAAGACCCTAGAGATTGAATCCATGTTGTTTGATCAATTCATGCGCCGAGGTCTTTATGCAAATTACAGCCAAGGTCTTAGCAACCTCAAGAGAAGAAGCATTGACATCATACCCGACAGCTTGATGGATGCCTATGCCTCACCAGGTGAAGCGTTTGAGTCCTATGTCTATGGTGCTACTCAAGCAATGGAAACCAGTAGGCTAATAGGTCGTAGGTTCATGCTTGATGAAGGAGGCAGCAAGGCTGAAAGAGCAAGTGAATTAGCACGAGAGCTTAGAGAGTTGGAAAATAGCGGAGCTATTACCCCAGAAGAAACTGAAACTGCTTATGATGTTTTCCGCGTTGTTCTTACTCCGCAAGGGAGGGAAGAAAAGTTTTTTGCAGGTCTTCGGGGATTTAGTTACTTTACTTTGCTAGTGGAGTTCACATCTACACTATCTCAAGTGTTTGATATGCCATTTATCATGGCTCGAGCAGGAGTTGATAATACGTTCAAAGCGTTACTCTCTCAAAAAATTGGTGTTGATTTATTAGGTATTGATTCAAAGCGTGTATCCGAGGAGTTCCGTGACCCGCTGTTCATGGACAAGGCTGTTCGCTTAGGTCTAAAGGTAAGTGGGTTTACTCGCATGGATCAGTTCATGAAGGAGACTAACATCACGGCTAACTTTATGCGCTTCAAAAAGATCGCGAAAGCCGCAGCCAACACTCCCAATGGCCGTAGGTTCCGGGCAGAGATGGAGTTCATGGGGTTCAATGAGGCAGAAATCATACAACTCAAGGCTGCGTTGCAAAAGGGTGACAGCAATAATCCATTGGTAAGACTTGCACTCTTCTCAAGATTGTCTGAGACACAACCAACTTCTAAAGCTCGTATGCCACTCAAGCAGGCCGAGAATCCTAACACTCGATTGCTTTACACAATGAAGTCCTTTTTAGTGAATCAATTAAATCTTACTAATGATTTATATATTCGTCAGATGAGAACTGGTACTCGTCAACAGAAAGCTGAGGCGTTCCTTAACCTTAGCAAGTTGATAGTCTTCATGGCAATGGTTGGTATGCCTGTCGATATGCTGAAGGATTTAATCGCGGGACGCTTGGGTTACCTGCCGGATTACGCAGTTAATAATAGCCTTCGTATTCTTGGTATCTCTAAGTATTCTGCTTATAAAATCAAACGGGATGGTGTAGGCGCTTTTGTTCTTAACTACTTCCAACCAGTTGCCTTGCAACAATTCGTTGATATTACCAAGTCCGTGCAACAACTAAGTGCTGGGACTCCTGTAGAAAGAACTAAGCTAACGACTCTTCTTCCTATGTCCGATGTCCTTAACAGGATCTTTGGGTTCACGAAGCAGAAGGAACAAAGAGAATTTAAGCGCAGACTCAAAGAAGGCGAACGTCCATTCTTGATTCCTCCTGGAGCCTTATAGTAAAAGGGGCTGCCCCGGAATAACACGGAACAGCCCCCAAGGACTAAACAAAAGTGCGGACCATGAAAAAACCGCACTGCGCCTGGGATTACTCCTTCGGCTTACCTTGTATTTGTACTATGAACCAACTAACACACGAACCATTGTGTGGTAGAATAATTATAGCATGGATGCACTATGTCTCATGTCAAGAGGAATGCTCCAGCCTGTGGCAATTTGCACAAAGAAGTTCGCACTTCTCTAGCTCCTTAATAAGTTGCTTACGAGTTCCTGTCCTTCTGAATTGAGTAATCAGCCTAACTTTTTCGTACTCTGGAAGGTGATGGCAGTCGAACTGTCCTGCCGTACCTCTAAAACCGCACCTGTTGCAGACATAGCCACCGAAAAAATCCTCAATAATTTTATGGTAACGAACTGTCCGCTTCTGAGATGGGGTCATATCAAATAAACTGTGAGTAATCCTCCATTTGTTGAGTGCCTTTGTTGAAGAGGATACGACCCTGAGTATATCCCATGCCCTCCCTCTGCTTGGCTAGTGTCCAACGAATGTATTCGCTCTGGTGTTCTCTTTCGGATAGTGTCTGCCATAGAAATATAATACTGTCAGCATCCTGCTCCAAGGCTCCACTTTCACGGAGGTCAGACATGATCGGTGATCGGTCATCCCTTTCGGATTCACGGTTCACCTGAGCCAGTAACAGGATGGGTATATCTAAGTCCTTGGCAAGTAGTTTTAGTTCACGACTAATCTCTGCCACTTGCTGCTCTCTGGATATGTTCTTGGACATGGGCTTTATCAGTTGGCAGTAATCAATAATGATTCCATTTATGTTGTGCTTCCTGTGCATACCCCTAGCTGTTGCCAGTATATGATCAAGCCGATAGACGTTGTCACGGATCCAACAGTTCCAACCCTTCACGGTTTTAGTAGTCTCCTGCAGCGTCTGCATCTTGTCCTCTGGGGCTAGCCCGTCCTCGAACCTACGCATATGTAGACCTGACTTTATGCTGAAGATGCGTTTCATAATCTGGTTAACACCCATCTCAAGATTAAAGAGCAGTACACCGTTGCCATTCGTGCATACGTTCTTCAAGAAGTTCAATGCGTATGCAGTCTTGCCGCACCCTGGCCGTGAAGCTAGTACGCACAGCTGACCTGACCCGTATCCGTTTCTGTAAAGGACATCGTCAATGGACTGTATGCCAGTTCGTAAGTATCGAGAGTAATCTACTTTACCTATGACATCCTTATATGTTTGATCAACAATAGTTTGTAGATTTTCTTTGTTAGGAGTCAACGAAGATATGGCATCGCACTGACCCTGTATAGAAGTAAGGATCTCCTCGGAGTCCTTGCCCTCCTGTAAACCGTCCTTGATTATAAGCGAGAGACGGTGAAGGTTCCGTGACTTATAGGACTCAACCATGTCATCTATAAGCCCCTTAAATTGTAACTCACTGAGTCCTTCGTCATGCGTGGACCAGACTGAGTTAGCATCGAGTCCCTTCTGACCCTTGGACAAGTCCGTGAACAAGGACATTGTGCCAAGGATCACCCCCTTAGAATCTATCTTGCACATGGTTTCCCACATTGTGCGGGTGTCATGAGCCGTAAAGAAGTCAGCATTGATGCCGGACTCCTTTGCTTCGTTCAGTAACGCATTGCAGCCATCGTTTATTTCAGCCTGTAGTATTGTCCCTAGTAAACTTCTTTCTAATTCTTTCATGGTTTTTAAGTTTTATGTTATGTTGGTTCCAACTGTCAACTTGCGGTTTCCAATGATCCTCACCCCGCATCACCCATTCTTCTAGGTAAGCTAAATCCTCGGAGTAAAGTGGGCGGTCAGAAGAAATAGAAGTGAATCCATCGAACAGTCCACCCGTGTCAGTCATGAACTTTACGACAACATCGCAGGACTCAAACTTCTCGTTATCCATATTAAGCTTATATGTGTATTTCATACGAGCCTATTGATTAATGTAATAAATGCCTTGGCTGCGGTAGCAGGAACTACTCCGTTTCCCAAGAGCCTAAGTCTGTCCACCCTACCGGAAGACCCATTAGGTGTTCGACCCAGTTGGGGTTCAGCTTGCCGTTTGTCGCATGACCCAGATCGCGCTGCTTCCTCTTTATTCGGCCATTCATTGCCGTGTTGTTGCTGTCGTGAGGAGCCGGGCATACTGGAGTCGGCCACGACTCTTGGCTCTTCCCATTCGTGTTGGGGTTCGCCCGGTCTTGCAGGCCAACGTGTGCCACCCGCTGCCCAAGTGTCTTCTTGGATGGGTTCGCCCTGCTCGGAGGAACTGTGGCGTTGGTATCCTTCCAGTCCCTCGTGGTTGCTGTTGGCCAGTTCTTGGCTGCCTTGCGACTGTGATCCATGTCTGGATAGTGAACTTGCTCTCTGAGGTTCATACACCCCGCGTTCTTCTCTGCTCTGGTCTGAGCTAGTTTCTCTGGAGTCCGCACTAGGTTGTTGGAGTCGAAGGTCTGCGGTGTTGCCCAGTTCTTCACTTGAGTGCTGAGTCCATCCCCGCTTGTCTTGCTCGCTCCCTTGCGGTTGTGATTCCCGCATATGTTTGGCGTTGCCCAGTTCTCCTCGTGAGTCTCTACCGCATCCCGCAGCTTCGCCCCAAAGGTTTGATTGCTCTTGTGCCTCTTGCTCTTGAAGCCCTCGTCGGTCATCTCCGTTTCGATACGTCCGCCCTCCGCGTCCGATGTCCTCGCTGTTGGCCATCCCAAGGATGAAGACTCGCTTACGCTGGTGAGGTGCGCCAACTTCTTCCGCTGAGAATATTCCTGCCGTTGCTCGATAACCCAAGCCTTCCAATTCTCTGAGGACATATTGGAGAACTGATTCTCCGTCTCCAGTCTTAGCAGAGATGATTCCTGCCACGTTTTCGAGAAAGCAAATTCGAGGTTGGCACTCTCTAATTCCGTCTGCGATGTAGGGGAAGAGGTGTCTGGGGTCTTCAGTAGCTTGGCGCTTTCCAGCAGCACTGAAGGGTTGGCACGGGAATCCTCCAGAGAGGATGTCCACGCATCCACGAAACTTTCTGTAAGGGAAGGTCTTAACGTCCGTGAACACAGGTGCTGCATCCAGTTCTCCCGCTTCCATCTTTGCAACCAAGTTCGCGACAGGGAATCCTTCCCTCTCCACGTAAGCGATCTCTCGCAAATTAGGGAGAACTCTTCTGAGTCCAAGCCCAATGCCTTCGTATCCTGAGCATAAGCTGAGGTGTGTAATTGTTTTGGTAATATCCACATTAATAATCTTTCTAATTGTTTGTTGGTTCATTTAATAAAGAAGTAATAAAAAGGGGAGAGGCATGACCCTCTCCCCCTTGATAGTCAAGCAATCCCTAAAAAGGATCGTCTCCAATGGGAGCCGCTGTTGGCTGATTTGGGATTCCGTCCCTGCGGTATTGCTCAGGTTGTTTGTCCTCATCAAGGCGAGTCAAACGTAGGTTCATAACAGGGCCAGCTTTGCTCTGGTTCTTCCAAGCCGCCGCGCGGTATTTACCTGGTGCGGTGACCTCTAATGTCCCTGTGGCGTGAGGCGATGAATCGGACTCACGGTTACTTTCGGGGAATAGCACCCCAGTATTTTCGTTGTTGTATTTTGGCATTGTATTATGCGTGTTATTAGAATTCAAAGTCCGCGTCAGCGTTGGCTGGCTGGCTTATCTTCTTGGTTGGTGTTATTGGCTTCTTGCCGTGATCGTTGGTCGCATCAGCGTCCTTTGTATCGTCGATAGCAAAGAGTCCGTTGAGTGCGTATTTGCGAGCGTATGAACTGGCTGACCCAGTAATCTGTGAGTCATCCATACCCTTTCGAGTCTCTGCTTCTCTAGCGAATCCGTTTGCTTGGATGGTGTATTCACCTTCAGTATCTGCTAGCACAGCCGTAGCTTTGACGTAAACGCGTCCACCTACTTCGACCATGTCGTCAGTAATAACAAGTGTGCAGTTCCACTCAGCGAGCAGAGGTTTGACAGCTGTTAGTATATCTTCAGCGGAACGGTAAGTGTAACCGCCGAACTTATTAGTCTGCCCCTTCGGAGCTTTGAGGGATGACTGAATCCCTTGGAGTTTTGAATGAATAAGATAATTTAATTTATCCATGTTTATGTTTAGTTAGTTCACGGAATAGTTTGGTTCGTTCCGAGGCATTAGAACATTCCATGAGTTGTTTTCGTTTCGCCCCTAGATCAACTAAAGTGGCTTTCTGTTTTTCAGATGTCAAGCCCTTAAATTTTTTGCATAGCTGAGTTAATCCCACTGGGTGCAATACATCCAGTTGCTCCTGCTCTAGGTAGTCCGCTATGCCTCGTAGCACTGCCGGTAAATGACCGTAGCTGATCTTGCATCTACGGTAAGCAAAGTTTTCAATCTTACCTAGCAAGGCGTTGCCAACCCTTGATACTACGCCTCGAACCATACCGGATTGATGGCAGTGATCCACCACCCAATCCGAAGTCTTTCGCAGTATCAGCGGACAAGTTTTGGGCTGATGCTTTGCCCTCCAATCCTTGAGTTTATTTTGTGGAAGATACATCTAGCTCCGTGAGCAAATCCTTCAGGGCTTTCTTCTCTTGCGTTAGGTTCTTACGTTGCTCCATCATCCTTTCTATTCTGAAGGATAGGGTCCGTGATTCCTGTCGGATCATATCAATCCTAGTCTGTATTCTTTCTACGTTACTTTCTATTTGTGTCATACTCATATTATTTTTTATCGGTTCGGTCCTTAATTTGATTTAATATCTGTCGTAGAGATTTGAGATATATTCCCGTCTCGTGCTTATTTTTTGCCGTTAGAGCTTCGTCAATAATGTTCAAAGCCATAGTAACAAGTTCATCAATCTCTTTCATTTAGTCCTTCTATTTTGAACACTACTTTTTGAAGGAACGGAGTTGGTTCTGCTCGAGTGCATAACCTTTTCCGTAACCTAGGTCTTTTATATTCTTTTTGTTTATAAGTTCCTTCTTCCAGCACCAGCCAACCATCTTTACAGTCCAACGATCCGGCGTGATGCACATGATATACATGTCCACATCGGGGTTCTCCTTGAGGGTTGCTAGTAGCTTTCCGAGGGCGTGGTGAGTGCTTTTGACATCGTAGGAGTAACCTTTCATCACTCCATCGGCTGACCCAGTGCGAGGGCTGAGTCCGAGGTCAAAAAATACATTGAAATGTTTGGCTACGGCGTACTCGGCAGTAACGCCCTGTGCATCTATATCTAGCCCAGCCATGTCGGTTCGCTTCATGTCCTTGACCTTGTTGCCCCTGGACAGCACGGATCGCAAGTGTCCTACGTGCTGGCACATCATGACTTCGTCGTCAGTTAAGTTAATCTCAATCATTTCGTGATCCCATTTGAGTAAGTGCATTTGCCTGTCTTTTTTCTTTCTGAATTAGCCAAGGCCCTCCATGCTACTGCGTCCCAATCTTCATCGATTATGTGTCGAATAAGTGCGTCCAGTTCGTCAGAGGACTTATCCATATCCCAATGAAGTGGCTTGTCTGGATGATGCTGTTGGTTGCCTAAATAGCTGAGATGAGACACAGCGGCTAGCGCGTGAGGAAAGTATTTAATAAGGCCAGAATACATTGGGTAAGTCTTTCGAGCCTCAGCGTCAGTTGGTAGTGCGTTGTTCATAATTATTGTTTTACTGCGGGTTGCATTCGTAACATCCAATAAAGGTTGGCTGCGGCTTTCGCTACTCGGATGCCCCACTGGCTCTCTTCGTCCGTCCACTCGTAGTGCATATGCTCTGCGGTATCGCAGTCAACGATTACGGATCTAATTTTTGGAAGGTAAGGTAATCTCTGTAGGTGCATTAGCATATAAGCTTCAATGGCTAGCTGACAACAATCTTTCTGGTATCGTTTAGCCTTACCCTTAGTATTTACACGGCACTTGTAGTCCGCGAGAAAGATTCTGGAGTCCTTGATACCTACGAAGTCAACGGAGCCAGCAATCTTGATGCCCCCGTGACTGACTACCTTCTCGCAGCCCAAGGCTTGGACATTGTTGTCATCGATCCAGTCCAGAAACGGAGAAGCCCACTTGTCCCAGCATGACTTACCAGGGTGTTCATCAATGCCCAGAACGTGGTGGTTTATCATACGCTCAATAGTTCCGTGAACCGATGTGCCGAACTCATGCGATGGTATTAACTCACCATCCTTTGGGTGCGGTCTAGTTCCGTACACCATCTCTGCAAGATTAGCCCAAGGCAAGTCCGGATGCTCTCTAGCTAAGTCCGTCATCATCCTTGGCTTGTAGACTTCATCAAGGAATGAGTCCTTGACTATGCCTAGCACGGTCGTGACTGACGGATAAATATCTGCTCCAGCTTTACGAGCCTGTGCAGGAGTTCCCACCTCGGCCTTGAACTGAGGCTCTGATGGGTTCTTGCAGTTATAGAAGTGACTCATATTTCCTCTTGATCGAGGATGAAGTTAAGTGCGTCACGAAGGGCATCCAAGTCAGAGCATTCCTTTGTATTGTACTGCTGTTGGCATAGTTCCGAGGAATCCGATGTTAAAATCAATAAATTTTTAAGCTCTGGATTCATTAAATTGTCCACGTAGACTGCTTTAAGATGTCTTTGTGCCATCAAAGCAAGTAGCTGCGTGTCAGTTCGAGGCTCTAGCTCAGTCTGGATCGGCATAATGTACTGATCCCCAGCTTCAAGTTGTCCGATGCGAGCATCAGAGAATCGGCCACGGAGTCCCACGGCTGATACGATTTCATCATGAGGCAAGCCTATGGCTGGCCCATCTGGATATGTGTGTATTTTTATTTTCATTGTTTAGTTGGTTATGGTTAAATTTCAATGCCACGCATTTTCATGATAGCGATAACGGCTTTGGATCTCTCACGCTTTTGTTTTATTTTTTGCTGACCAAAGAAATTATTTGCCCTTACAACATCTGGATCGAGTGGACCATTTGACATTTCGTGAATCAAAACGCGTTCATCGAAATTCATTTTATCAAACGCCTCCTTATATTTCTTTGTGCTAGATTTTTGTTTTTCTGTTCTCATGTTTATTTAGTTGGTTCGTTTTATGTAGGCACAACTTTACTTAAAAATCGTGCAGTAAAATTCTAGTAACAAGTTGGATAATTCTAGTAACATAGTGGATCATTCTAGTAACATGGTGGAGCATACGATTAACATAACTTACACCTAATTCTATATAGGGATACCCTAGCTTTTATGTCAAGTAGAAGTTTAGTAAGTGATTCAAGTTCAAAGAGATTTAATTATCTTACACGCTTGTCAGTATGAGGTAAATTCAACCTTCCCTTAGCTGCGTAGTATTGATTCAGGCTGATCGTGCTAGCCTTTACAATGTCCTTTAGATGCCCGTGACCCATGCGGACTAGCTTGTTTATCCTTTTGGCTTCATCGTTTATTCTCTTAGTATCTTTAGCCTTCTTTGCCCTTAGCATCTTCGTGCTATAAACCCCGCGCCTAACCGCTAGGTGACGAAGTGCCTCAGGTCTATCCTCCCAGGGAGTTCCCAATGCTGCTTCCCTCCAACTCATTTTATTCTGCTCGATTCGCATGATAATTAGTGATAGCCAGTTGGCTTCGGCTTCTGGATTAACGCAAATTTTTTGCCGGTTAGGCCGGCGCTGCACGGCATCGGTTATGTCCCCCGTGTTGAGGAGTTCGTAATATTTTTCTGTCATGGATTGGCAAAAGGCCAGCGCGGATCTTGCGGATTCTGAATACATATTGATTTGTAGTTAGTTGTTAGTTGTGATTAAATGGTGGAGGTGGGAGGATTTGAACCTCCGTCCTTAGTTCTAAACCAAGTCGATCGCCTTGCACCCCCAGTTAGTTGTTGTGCTGCTCGGCATCGCTTGGCGGCATCGCCTGGCAGTCTCGTTTGTATGCTACGAAAATACATAGCCCTGTCTACCAAAAAAGCCCGCACCGGTAAAGGTGCGAGCTTGGTAGATTTAACCTAGTGCCTCTTCTTTAGTCCAAAGTGCGGACTCAAAGCCTTCGGTTGGCCGTCCTGCCCTATGCCATAGTGAAAGGGCAAGATCGTATCGATTGACCGCGAGGTATCGGGTTGCCTCAAAGACCTCGTTGGCTTGTTCAAACATCCAATCATTTAAGTCCGCGTAATCAGGGTGCGGCCACGGAACTTGGTCGGCTGGTAGTAATTCGCTTGGCTCTAGAGTTTCAAGGTTTAATAATGCTTTCATAGTATCGTTTATGTTAATTAGGATCCTCTGTTTCCAAGGCGTTTAATTTATCCAACCGTTCGTAAAGGCTGGCTATCAATAAAAGCAGGTCGCTATGTTCAAAGTCACCCGCGTCTCGAGTTGCTAACTCTAAGTAGTTTTTATTTTTCATAGTATCGTTTATGTTGTTTGATTTATGCGATTGCCTTGCAACGCTCGTTGTAATAGGGCGATTCATGCTCCCACCCAAAGCCCCTGCACTTATCGTTACTTTCGTCGGAACAGTAGTCCTCAATGCTTTCCCAAGCATCAAAGCTATGTTCGCAAACATTGGTATCGGTGTGCATGGCAAGGATATGTCCGCTGTGCAAGCGAAACAATAGGTGATAGCACCCGCCCCCTGAGCCGAACCAATCCGCTTCTACAATGTTGTTTTCGTAGCGTTTGAAGGTATCCCTGCAAAAGCTTTGAAACTTTGGATTAGGTATCCATACCACGCTATCAAAGAATGATTCTAAGGTTTGCCTAGCATCGTTTGTATCTGTTTTTATTTTCATAGTATCGTTTTTATTAGTTGGTTAAACGGAACATCCGTCACCCAAAAAGCCCCGCCCTTTTGAGGCGAGGCTGTGAGGTTTTAGTTAATTTGAACCCATTGACTTGCGCCAATAGGCTTACCGTTGAAATATGGTTCAAAGTCCTTTTGAGAGAACCTTGCCTTTATTCCTAACACTTCCGCGATACCGTTTAAACGCTCCCTAGTAGTTGGAGTATTCCAACCTGCTAAGGACATGTAAACCGTTCCGTCCGCGTGCATTTGAGCAATTCTATTGCCGTGTAAGTAAACATTCCCCTCAAAAGTAGAGGTGTTGCTTACTGTTTTAGATACGCCCCTTTGAAGGGCTTCCGCGATTTGCTTTGTTACTTTTCTCATAGTATATATATTTTTGTATTAGTTGGTTTGTAAGCGACATGCTTACACCCAAAAAGCCCTACCCTTATGAGGTAGGACTTGTTTAAGCTAGCTTGATGTAGCTTTTGAGTTAGATAGTTTTTCAACTAGCTCTTCCTTTTCCTTGGTGCGTGCTTCAAGGTAATACTCGGCTTGATTCTTTTGATCGTTCCAGTGATGTATTGCACCTTGCACCTTATAAAGGCGGTTCTGCAGTCTTTGAATTTGCTTTTCAGTAAGCTCAGTTTTCATAGTTTTGATTTTTGATTGTTGGTTATAAGCGGAATGCTTACACCACAAAAGCCCGCATCCCTAAGAATGCGAGCCAATGGTTACCAACGCGTATCCCCCTTACTAAGTCGTCATACATCCCTGCTTTACCAACAAGGAGAAGTTAGCGGAAGGACTGTCAAAGAACGGAACTGCACCCCCCAAGATGCACACTCTGCAACCCTGTGCAAGCTTTTTTATCCAGATACTTAATTGCCCTTGTAGAATCCCTTTTCCGTGACTCCGTAGCATCCCCCTTCTTAGCCCCTTTATACGTGGTTACTGGCTCCGAGGCTGCGACGCTGCGCTGCGATGCGATGCTGCGAAGATGCTGCATGAATACTTTCCGCTGCGAATAAATAAATAATTCTTTCACGCGTGACCCTGGCTGTCACCCTGGGAACTCGAGTTTCATAAATCATTGATTTTCAACATGAAACCAAGGTTAGCAAGCCCGGTAAAACTGCAACGGGGGAGGAGGGGGTCAGCATCGAGCGCGTCTAGAATCGTATATATCATCCAACGCCCCTCTAAAAAATATAAGCCTCATGGGGCTTACTGTCCGCGGACTCCCCCTGTGCTACTCAGTAGGGTTACTGCTCTAATCATCCTTTGTTCTAGCGGAGAATCCGGATTCTATGTAGCCGAAAAATACGTGTCAAGCATAAAATCCAATTATTTTTGTCCAGATTCCATAAACTATTGACATTCATCTAAGTAATTCCTATCAAAAAAGTAATGAGTGCAATCAATCCTAGCCCCCAAGAGATGCGACTGGATCTAATGGCCAGTATATCTGAGAGTATTCAGGAGGTTAGCAAAGAGAAAGAGGCTATGAAGGTCAATAGCCTAAGCCGTGCAAACCCAGGTAAGGTAGCAGAGATACTGTATCACTACGCTATGGGTGAGACTCAGACAAAGATGGTAAAGAAGTATAAGTTCAGTCGAGATACTGTAATCTCAGTTCTAACTGATTATGCGGATCACATAGGGAAGTTCCGAGAGATAACTGGCCGACTAGCAGCTAGGAACTACTTGAATTTGTCCTCACTGGAAGAAGACCTTATTGAGAAAGTGCGGAATCGTTTGGAGGGGGATCCAAACTTCGAGGTATCATTCCGTGACCTAAAGGAGCTATCAATAGCGAAGGCGAATGCAGGTAGAGAGGCTTTGACGGCTCGAGGTGAAGCTACCCAGATCACGGAAGACAGGAAGGTTTTTACGCAGGATGACTACGAGGCTACCGTCAAGGCAGCGAGAGCTAGGATACAGGAAGCAAAAACTATAGAAGCCGAGGTAAAGGATGCCTAAGTCAATCATGGATTCTAGCTACGATCCGATCTATGATCAGATTCGTGGTATCTTAGGAGAGCATTTTGAGAACTACTGCTTTATAGTCATGAACGAGCAGGGCGAACTATTCTATGATTACAATCATTTGCCAGCAGGGAGGATGCTTTTGCATGAGATGCAGAAGGAACTCAGTGAAGGTAATATAAATTTTGAATGGGAGTTCGAGAATGAACCCGAGGATCCAGAGGAGGAAGAATGACCATTGAGTTCACAAAGCACCCAGCCCTCGAAGCCCCTACCGATGAAGAGATAGTTATCTTAGGTGAGGCGGATCCTAAGATGTTGGTTGCGCTGCACGAAGCTCACGAGGGTAGGATACAGTCAGCACGGGAGGATCCACTTCGTCACGGATTTGAACTAACTGGTTGGAGCCGGATGCGGGATGCACTGAAGGACTACGATGAGGTCATTACCTTTGGTGGTAACAGAAGCGGCAAGACAACGGGATGCGCCAAGATGGTCATGGAGGCCGTGACTGAGAACATGGATGGACATGTGGTGTGCTTCAGTCAGAATGCGGACACATCCATCAAGGTCCAGCAAGCTGCAATCTGGGAGATGATGCCCAGAGAGTTCCGCAGAAAGACCAAGAGTATCGATGGTTACATTAACTTCAGTATGCAGAATGGCTTTACGGGTAGTTCTTTCATCTTCCCAGACACAAGAACTAGGGTGGACTTCAAGACATATACTCAGTTCAGTAATAACCAAACGATCCTAGAAGGTTTTGAGTTCGGTTTCCGTAACCCTACAGGAACAAATATAGGAGCCTGGCTGGATGAATACTTAGGGGACGCTGCGCTAGTCAACACCCTACGCTTCCGTCTTGCGACCAGAGATAGTAAGATGCTGTTGGGATTTACGCCGATTGATGGGTACACGCCCTTCGTTGCGGAGTACCTCAAGGGAGCCGAGACGCTAGAGACAAAGTCTGCGTCCTTGCTGGATGGCGAACAGGTGCCGGTGATTCAATACAGCCCTGAGCGAGATGCGGGTGTAGTTTACCTGCACTCCGACGAGAACCCCTTTGGCGGTTATGACCGCATAGCTAAGGATCTCAAGAATGCAAACCGTGATACGATCATGGTCCGTGCCTACGGACTACCGACGAAGTCAATGACTTCTCTTCTGCCAAACTTCAGCCCAGAGGTCAACGTTCTTAGCGATAAGCCAAACAAATACGGCATGTCCTTTCCTGACAAGGACTCACTGACCTGGTATCATGTAGTTGACCCAGCATTTGCTAGGAACTACGTGGCGATATGGGCAGGGGTATCCGAGGACGAGGAGATATTTATACGCAGGGAGTGGCCGGACCGAGATACTTACGGCGAGTGGGCGTTATTCGGTGATCCGAAGTGGCGCAAGGGTCCAGCTGCGGACAAGATAGGCTACGATGTAGAGAGGTACTGTGAACTGTTCAAAGACATTGAAGAAGAACTAGGCATCGAGGTCACGGAACGCATAGGTGACTCTAGGTTCTTTGCTAAAGAGAATGAGAACAACGTAGATTTATTCACGGCATTCTATGACTTCGGCATGAACTTCACACCGTCGGACGGTCAGCAGGAGGGCATCGGTAACACAAGCTTGGACGATTGGTTCTTTTATAACCCGAACTACGACCTTGATCCCGCCAACAGACCTAGGTGCTACGTGCATGAGGACTGCGGGAATCTTATTGAGAGCATGATTAATTACAATGCAGCCGGTAAATCCGACGAAGCCCTCAAGGACTTTTTTGACCTCATTCGTTATTTGCGAATGTCAAATGGCGGCATGGGTCCTGATTATTTTGCATCCTCCGACATGGGGATCACCAGAAAACAACAAGGAGGATACTAATGAAAGTAAAACTAACTGAGTTCGCCGAGTATCACGATACTGACTTCGACGAAGCTCTCAAAATAGCTAGAGAAAAACTACCGCAGGAATACATTAGCGGTAAAGGAAGGAACACTTGGATCAGCCCAGAGGGACAAGACATTCTGTGCGACGGTCTATTGATCAACGAAATAATACCTAAGCACTTCAGAGGCAAGGTGTTATCAATCTGCCCGAATCCTAGATTTAACATGGTTCACTTCAAAGAGATTGGAAAAAAGGTTCCTGTTCTTGTGCCTAATAGGTTCAGTGAAAGGTTCTTAGGTAAAATGATCTGTTTTGAGGTAATCGAATCCGAGACAGGTGTTAGCTATCGATATGTCAAAGGTTGACAGAACAAAGATATTTTATGACAGGAATCCTTTTACCGGACAAGTAGAGGACGAGAACCTGACGTTGGATTACAAATGGAACCAGCAGAACAGGGATCGTCTTATAATGTGGGAGACTTTCAAGCGATACGTGAAGCATGAATCCAAAGTTCCCATGACAAACATAGAGTTATGTGATAAGATAGGCAGTTCTAGGACTCATCTTGCTAGCATGATTCAACTAATAAAAGATAGACTAAATGCAGAACGATAATATTTCAAATGCTCTTACCTACGTGGGCAACGAGCCGGACATTAAAACACTCCGCTTTGCTTACGAGCAAACAATAACGGAGCTTGAAGCATATTTTGATTTATGTCGTACAAGCTACGACGACCGTCGGAACTGGTGGCCGGGCAAGAGTCGCGATCACCGCAAACATGGATCCGATGCGTTTCCTTGGGAAGGTGCTAGCGATACTGAGTGCCATCTCATCGATGAACGCATTACGAAACTTGCATCCTTATTTATTTCTGCACTCAAGAGGGCTAACGTCAGAGCGTTCCCCGTGGAGAGTGGGGACATTGCCCGCAGCAAACTGGTGTCAGGTTTCCTCAAATGGATGATACGATCCGGATACATCCCCCGCTTTTATAGGGAGATGGAACTCGGTGCTAACTACCTGCTAGAGCGTGGACTTCTAGTCACTTACATTGGGTGGCATATGGAGGATCGATCCTTTGAGCAGGAGATTGACCTACAACAGATTGCACAAATATCTCCAGAAATTTTTCAAGCTGTAGAGCGAGGTGAAAACGATGAAGAATTGATCTTACTTATGCAGCAAGTTTTTGACGGCGTTACAGAAAAGCGAGCAAAAACCGCACTCAAGGATCTACGCAAACAAGGAATCGCGAAACTGCCCGTAGTGCGTCGTCAAATTAATTGCCCCGAAGTCAAAACCCTAGCACCTGATGGTGACTTTGTCTTCCCCCCTTATGTTACTGACCCGCAACGCGCACCGTATTGCTTTTGGAAAACGTATTATACTCCACAGGAATTAGAACTCAAAGTAACAACCGATGGTTGGGATCAGGACTTCGTGGACATAATGATCGAGAGATACCGAGGCGTAAATATTGATAGTCTTGAGCGATACGAAGAAGGCCGTCGCAGCATGAGCCTAACGGACACTGCGTACGAAGCCGATGAACTTATTGAAATAATTTACGGATACCAGAGACTGATTAACGAAGAGGATGGCTCCGAAGGGATTTACTGCACAGTATTTCATAAGAACTTTGATGGAGATGATGGAACTGGGACTCCCGGATATGCAAAGTTCGAGCTACTTAACGGATACGAGGACTATCCAGTAGTAGTAACACGCTTGTCCGAGGACACTAAGCGTCTCTATGATGTATCCACCGTTCCCAGTATTCTTCGTGGTATTCAGAACCAAGTAAAGGTAGAACGTGATTCACGGATTGACCGCAATAGCCTAGCTACTCTGCCTCCGATCCTGCACCCAGTAGGTCAAGCACCCAATGACTGGGGACCAGGTCGCATGATTCCGTACCGCCGTAAGGGTGATTTGGACTTCGCACCAACTCCTGCATACAACCAAGGTTCACTTGAGATGGAGCAGACACTGCTCAATCAAGCTGACCGAATGATTGGACTGGATCCGAATGATCCAATGTCTCAATCCAGACAGCAGTTCATGGTTGATAAGTACCTTAGCCACGTATCCGAGGTAATTCGTATGGCGTACAAGTGCTTCCAGAGATTCGGACCCGATGAAGTATTCTTCCAGGTTACTGGTATCCCTGACCCTCAAGTCATGAACAAAGGGAATCCAAATGAGAACTTCGACATCATGATTAACTTTGATGTGCTTGACAATGACCCAGATACAGTAGAAAAGAAACTACAAGGATTTGTTGCATTGAATCAACTCAATGTAAATAACCGAATGAATGTTGATGGATTACTTGATATTGCAGCCGCTAGCATTGATCCCGTCATGGCTGACGCGGTTCTACAACCTGCACAAGACGCTCAACAAGAGATGGTTAAGAATGTTACTGATGACCTTACAAAGATTTTTGCAGGTATTGAAATGCCAGCCCGTCCTACAGGCGCACAGATTGCTATGCAAGTTATTCAGCAATACGCCCAGCAACCCGACATCCAGCAACGCCTACAGCAGGACGAAGCATTCCGGGGACGCATGGAGAAATACCAAGGTCAGTACACTTTCCAGATGCAGCAAGCGCAAAATGCTCAGATTGGTAGAGTTGGCACAGCCCCTGCTCAGATGGGCGAGATTAGTACTCAGAATATGTAGTATTGTTTTATTAACAAATACTTACACAATGGCTGATAATAAAACACCTTCACAACTTGCCCAACAGCGAGTCCGCGAACAGCGTTCACAGAATTACTTTAATATGCTCTCCCTCAACGAGGGGAACAAGCCTAAGGTCTACAAGGACAGTAAGGGTAACCGCACCATAGGAATTGGATTCAATCTTGAAGACGCAGGGAATCGCAAGTTTCTCAAGCGAGAGGGTATTGATATTAATGAGTTATTTGCGGGTAGACCGTTAAGCGAAAGAGAAACAAGGATTCTTTATAATCACAGCCTCACTCAGGCATTTAAGGACGCTCAGTCCTATGATCCTAACTTTGCCAAGAGGCCCGAAGCCGTTAAGATGACGCTAGTCGATATGGCCTTCAATCTTGGTCTAACGAAGCTAAATAAATTTGTGGACATGAAAAAAGGTCTTATGAATAATGACTACAATATGGCTGCTGATGAAATGGTTGACAGTAACTGGTACAAGCAGGTAAAGTCCAGAGGTCCTAGAATGGTAGACGTAATGCGTTCCGCAGCAAAATGATATGAATATCCAAGACGATATAAAGACACTTCATAATTACGAGGCTTTTGCTCGATTCATGAAGATGGTGCATGACCTTAGAGAAGAGGCTATTGAGGAACTGCACGAAGCAAGTAGCGAAAACATTCAACAAATATCCGGACGGATTATTACCTACGATCAGCTTTTACAGCTATCAAGCTGGCAAGAATTAAGTGTCCGTCACCGTGAACATTTCTAGGTAGAACAACAACTGTTCACCTATGTTATATTAACGTATCGCAATCTCTCGGCGTAAATGAGTGGAATTATGACAGATGAAATCACGACTGCTGACTCTGGGGCAGATCAAATACCAGTGGACAATACTAATATATCCGTAATGGATTTTGCAAATCGTCGATTGGGGCAGATGAAGGCTCAACAAAATGTTGAGACAGAATCAGAACCAGTTGCCGAAGAGACAACGGACGAGACACCCGAAGAGGTCATTGAGGAGACTGAGGAAACTCAAGAAACTCAAGAGGTCGAAGAAGGTGAACCAGAAGTTAAATCAACATCCAAGGATGTTCTTTCACAGTTTGATGATTTGGACAACGCGTCCGAAGAGGAATTACGGGAACTAGCTGATAGGTTAGGCAGTAAAGCTGTAGCTCGTTTTGGGGAACTTACCGCAAGACGCAAAGCCGCAGAAGAAAAGCTAGCTAAACTAGAAGCTTCGCTTCAACAGCAAAACCCCCTTGAGTCAAAAAAGAAAATAGAAAATAACCCATTTGGGGATTTAGATTCTATCGAACGCCTTCAAGCTAAGGCCGAAGAGGTAGAGCAAATAGTCAACTGGGCTGAAGACCTTCTTTTTGAAGGTGCTGATTATGCGGCTGACGATGTCATTACTGAGATCGAAGGCAAAGAAATGACTAAGGCAGAAGTCCGTAAATCCCTAATACAGGCGCGTAAGGCTCAGAAGACCTTTCTTCCTGATCAACTTTCTAAAATACAAGCTAAACAACACGCTGAAGATATGGAAGTTGCTTTCAAGCAGAGAGCGAAAGAAGAGCTATCCTGGCTAGATGGTGAAGACAATGATGTCCGCAAACAATACGAAGCTACAGTCAACGATGCTCGTTTCAAAAAGATGAAAAAGATCGTGGCAAAAGAAGCTCCGGATGTTGCGGGTCAATTGGATTACTGGTTCGCTCACGCAGCAAACAGTATCTATGGTCGTAAGCCTGTAGTCGAAAGCAAACCAAGCATGAAACTTACACCACCCAAGGGTGCGACAACAAGTAATGCAAACGCTTCTACATCCCCATCAAGAACTGGAAAGGCACTCAAGGACTTGCAAAGTCAATTTAAAAAATCGGGTAACGCTCGTGATTTTGCTGCACTTAGAAAACTACAAATGGCTTCACGCCGTTAACTCATTCAAACTAATTATTAAATAAAATGTCATTCTCAAATACATTCGATACTACAAATACAGGATCGGCTGTTTCTAACCGCGAGGACTTGACTGATGTCTTGACTATTCTTGCGCCTGAAGAAACTCCAATCCTCTCGTCGGCCGATAAGCAGAAAGCTTCCTCAACATTCGTTGAATGGACAGTTGACAGTCTTTCGGCTCCTAGCACCGCCGGTATTTCCGAAGGTGCTGATGTAACAGCCTTTGAAGATAAATTTAAAGGTCGTGCAAAACTTGGTAACCGCGTTCAAAAGTTCCGCCGTGACTACATGGTATCCGACATGCAAGAAGCTGTTGATTCCGTGGGTCCTGCTAAGATTGCTCAAGCTGAAGCTAAAGCTATCCGTGAAATAAAACGCGACATCGAAGCAACTCTTGCTTCTGCTAACCTTCAAGCTGTTGAGGACGGTGCTGGTACAGCCAACGCTCTTGGTGGTCTTGGTGATTGGATTCAAAATGCTGCTGGTTCTGCTAATGTCCCTAGTGATTTTCGCACACCTGACACTAGCATTAAAGACGTAACTGACGATCACTTTGCTGAAAGCGAATTGAACGGCATAATTACATCTATCTTTGGCGTAACGGGTTCAACCAACGACCTAATGCTAATTGCCGACACAGCCCTACGTCAAGACATCAGCGACTTTGCTCGCTTTGGCGCAGATGCTTCTAACGGCGCAAACGCTGGAGTTCGTTCAGTTAACTACGATGGTAACAGCGGAAGCATCAAGCTATCTGTTGACCTCTATCAGTCCGATCACGGTGTAGTTTCTGTTGTCAATGGTAACCCCGACTGTATGCCAACTCAAGCTGGACAGCCAGGAATGTCTGGTTATGTGGTAAACCCTGAGTATTATGGCATTCATGAGCTTATTCCTATGGGAAGCACTCGTCTGCCAAATTTTGGCGGTGGTGAGCGTGGTTTCGTTGATTGTGCTTTGACCCTCGGTGTATACCACCCTGGTGCGCATGGCAAGATCACAGCAACTGCTTAATTATTAACCAAGGAGATATAATATTATGGCTAAATTAACCGTAAATGAAGCAAATGGTGATTTTACTCACGTGCTTACTCTATCCACTCAGGACATTATTAACGCAAGCACTAACCGAACTGTCTGGGGACAAATCCCAGCGGGTGGTGCAGTTGATGTTGCTTTTGCTGTGGAGTCCGTAGCTCTTGCTGGAGCAACTGATATCACTCTCGAAGTTGGTACAGGTACAGACGATGATACATTAATTGCATCATTCGATGTTGATGGTAACAATGGTGTTACTGTTTACAACACTGGTACAGCTTTTAAACTAGGTTCAGCAGCAACAACTGATATTGAAGCTGGAGCCACACCTACTTCAGGTGCTGCTACTAGTGGACCAAGAGTTGGTATCGCATCTGCATCCAACCTTATCTATAAGTTTGGTGGCACAGTTGCTAACCTCACTGCTGGTGAAGTTATCATTGGTGTTCGTATATTCGACCCACTTCGCTTCTCGGCAAGCTAATTAAATCTGGTTGGGGGGCTTGCGCCCCCCGCCTTTTTTAATATGGAAATAATTGTTCCTAAACTAAAGCGCTATTCAGATGGCGAGATTGATCGTGCCTTCATGAAGGAGATCAAAACTGGTTTTAATCTAGAAAGACAGACAGAAAAACAAAGAGTTGCCGGTGCAGCCAAAGAAGCTAAGAAACTAAAAGGTACAAAACATCCAGTTCTTGGCAGACCAGTTGCTAGTATTCCTCCAAGAGAATACTTTCGACTAATTAAGAAGTACGGTCACGATACCGTGCATTCTAAAGAATTTTTAAAGTACTACAATAAGAAGTTCCCGGAACTTAGCCCAAACAACATCTAATGCAGACCAGAACCTACGGCGATCTTTTTAAGTTAATCCAATCACTGGCTGGTGTTGGATCTTTTGCCCTTACGGAAGCAGATGATATTGCCAATCTGATTAATCGCAGGTTTTTACAAGCATTCAACGAGAGTCCAATCTGGCCTCGATACTTTGTGTCCTCAGAAAAGAGGGACATACTTGCACTAACATTGTCCGGGGCAACGGCTAGCACAAGTACTAGCGTTAACCAGAATTACAAGCTACTGGGTGCTAACACAACTGGCGGCTCAAGTGTTTACCAAGGTGTTACAACAAATACTGTAATTATTTACAACACGGGGACAGCCTGGCGAGTGGACACTAGCGCATCTGCAACAGAACAATCCGATGGAACATTTACAGTGTCATCTGGTACTCAACAATTTATCGAGGCTGATGTTAATAAAAAAGGCAACGTAACAGATGTGGTGACATTTACACCTCGTGCAGGTACTGATTCCCTGCTAGTAGAAAGCAAAAACTTAATACCCTACACGCAGACAGGTAAAACCAACATTGGTTCATTCAATCGTATATTTAGGAAGCAAGCTTTCTTAAATCAGTCCGCTATTGAATACGAGTTCTTTGTAGATTTTACTGGAGCTAATATACTTAATATTGTTTCCACAACTGACAACACAGCATTTGTTTCTTACAAAAAAGAGTTCACTCCATTTACTGTAACAGGAACTGCTGTGTCGGACTACACTGGCAGCACTGTTGAGGTTCCTGCCGAGTTCTTTGCTTACCTTGCTCACGCAACCTACGCTGACTTCCTCCGCATGGACGGTCAGACTGACAAGGCATTTGCTGAGGAAAACACAGCAACCGTTGCTTTAGCACTAGAACTAGAGAAGATTGATATAATCTCTAATAACAATACCGTGAACAAGCGGTTCTCTACTTACGTTAATCGGCAGTCCCGATAATAACCACATATGATATAATACACAATTATGGCAAGATCAAGAAATAACGCACTGGAGTTTAGCTCCGCAGGTTCAGTCCTAGCAACAGATGGTGATCTCACTGAAGGTAGCTTTGGGGCTATACAAATTCTACAGGACACTACTATGGGTGCTGTAGTATCTAGCAATGTGGATCAGACTACTCACTCCGCTGCTGCTTTTAGTGGTAAAACCTTTGGGGCTGGCACTATACTGTACGGTCAATTTTCGTCCGTTACAGTAACCTCTGGCTTAGTGCAACTACACAAGGTCTAATATGCACATTAGCCTTGACTCAGAACTGGGTCAGCAGCGTCGGCTGAACCAAGTAGGAGAGACTATCAGTTCGATATCTACTCCTGCGACAGCATACAGTCTTCGTAGTCTTACTGGTGGTGACCCCAAGGTTGTGCGTGTCCGCAGAGAAAGCGACAACGATGAGCAGGACTTTACGGCATCCGAGGTAGCTTCAGGTGCAATGCTGAGTTATGTAAATACTCAGGCCATTAAACCTCTGGATATTAAAGAACTTGTTACTGGGACATCGGACGATGGACGCAACGGTAATTTTATTCTTGCTGACGCTGCTTACTCGCTTCGTAGCCTGGGGACACGACAGGCTACCGTAACAGCTACAGGAGATACCGTGGCCCGTGATGACGGCAAATATGTAGTGCAGGTTCGCAGGAATGTAAACGGGGATCAAAAGTCTTTTACTGCTGACGAGGTTACTGATGGAACACTTGTATCTTTCGTAAACGAGAGTTTTACTTCAAGCCTACCCCTAGATGTGCAGAGTTCAGCAGCGGCTTACTCCCTGCGTAACCTTAGTTCTAGCTACAGCGGTAATGTTGTAGAGGTAAGACGTTCTAGTGATGGTAATACAGAGAGCTTCACAGCAAATGAGGTTACTGATGGGACGTTGTTATCTTTTGTAAATCAAATACAAACAGTAGGAACAGCGGTTAACGGCACTGGTAGTTTTGATAATTACACTGTAACTAATCTTACAACAACTGGATTTTCTGCTGACAATAGTGCTGGAGGAACTGGTTCAGCTGGATTTCCTTATGCTTTTGGTGCTAATGATGTAATTGTAGTAAGATATACAGTTAGTAACTTTAGTAGCACATCTAGTTTAAGCCCTTCTATTAGAGGTACAAATGCAACTAACAGTGTAACATCTTTAACGAGTGGAGATACTCCATTTACTGCAAATGGAACTTACACAGAAACCTTAACTGCAAGTTCAGATGGTACGCACCTAATGTTTGCTGATACTCACAGTGGTTCCTACACAATCAGTTCCTTTGAAATTGTGTCCCATTCAAGTAACGGCTTCGTTAAAACTTGGTACGACCAATCAGGCAATGACAAGGACGCTGTTCAAACAACTGCTGCGAACCAACCTAAGATTGTAAGTGCTGGTAATTTGGAAAAGGACTCCTCTGATAGACCAGAGATTGATTTTAATGGGTCTTCTCAAACTCTTGATATTCCTACTGACCTTATAACTAACATTAATGCTGCATCAGCATTTGTTGTAGCTAGCACTGACACAATAACTGCAAGTCAAGTAGGTTTAGCCTTATCTAAGAATGATCCTGACTTTAGATTTTATGTTCCATATATAATTAGTAATAATTTTCATATTGGCTACGCAGATAGCAGACAAAAAATAGGGCTTACTCCAGCTACAGCGAATACCAATAAGCATTTATTTGAAGCAATAGCTGGTTCTACAAATGCTCAGGGGTATTTAGATGGCACTATAGATGGCACTCACGGTACAGTTTCATCTGTAAGTGGTAAAACTGCATTATCTAGCGGAGGAATTGGTTCAATAAATTCTGGCAGTTCTTTATGGGATGGACAAATTAATGAGATTATTATTTACAACTCCGATCAATCAACAAAGCGCAGAGCAATAGAAGAAAGTATCTCTGGTCACTACGGAATTACTTTGGGTTCATTTAATCGTAACGGATTTGTTAGAACTTGGTATGACCAAAGTGTAAGCGACCAGGCGGGAACAGCAAGAGGTAATCACGCTGTGCAAACAGCGGTATCAAGTATGCCTCAGATTGTACATAATGGTTCTTTGGTTACTGGAGAAGGTATTGATTTTTTAGGAACGCAATCGTTAGAATTCACCGCATTAAATGCTACTGACCTTGCTATTTTTAGTGTCATTAAATTTGACACTTTATCTGGGCAACAAAGAATCCTGGGTGATAAAGCAGACGATGGCGAAGGATTTGGTACTAACAATTCAACAACGGGCTTTTTTAGAGCAAATAGTCAAGCTTCACCATCTGAACCTGCATTAAATGTTACTTTATCAACTACGGGTGATTTTCTTTATTCCGCAAATAGAGTATCCAATACTTTAGGAATTTTTACAAATGGAGTTGCCTCTGCTACGGCTACAAATAGCGATAACTTCAAGGCAGATAGTATTGGTAGCTCACAAAATCCTATTGAGGGAAAAGTTAAAGAAGTAATTATCTACACTGCTGACCAGACTAATAACCGCACAGCTATTGAAGCCAATATGGGTTCAGCCTATGGCGTTGACCTACCTGATGGTTTTGACCCAACGAATGATAAAGTGAACGGCTTTGTAGAAACTTGGTATGACCAGTTTGGTAGCAATAATGCCGTGCAGACAGTTGCTGGAAGCCAACCTAGGATTGTGAATGAAGGTTCTTTAACAAAGGACTCCAATGGAATTCTAGAGATTGATTTTAATAATAAGTTTTTTGATATAACGCCTATTACTGCAAAATCAGTCTTTGCTTTGATGTCTGCAAATGTAGCCAGAACTGGGGCAAGTAATTTACTGGCGATTGTTGGAAACGTAACTACAGGAGGAAAGAGTTATATATTTATTTCAAACGACCAAGCTAATTTTAATAATTATGCAATTTCTGTGGATGGTAATGCTGGTGACCAGGCCAGTTGGTATTTAAATGGAACATTTCAGTCTGCGGCTGCGAGCGGAAACTTGGGCAACTTTGGAGACATCGTTAGCGGACAAACAATGTTGCAGACTATTATTTACACAATATCAGATGACCCAGCAACAACTGTAAGCACAATTGGAAAGCTAGGGACAGATCAAATACTGGACGGAACTTTCAAAGAATTAGTTTTATATTCAACCAACCAATCAAGCAGTGTCTCCGCTTTAAATACTAACATTAAAAACCATTACGGAATATCATAATGCTTTACTTAATATATGCAAGCAAAGAGGCAGCCATTGAACGAGCCGACGAAGAAGGCAAGGAGAAGGGCTACAGTTACTGGAAAAATGGTATAGGTACACGCTGGATGACATATCCTGCTGAGACTATTGACAATACCTGGGCGTTGGACGTAACGGACTACGACCTCGATGATTCCGAGAAGTCATCAACTGTTAATTCTTATACACCTCTACCTGACGCTGAAGACTAAACGCTATGGATACTATGCTTAGAGGAACTGTAGGATCAACTGGATTCTTTGCCTGTATGGGGCTACAAAGTATTAATACTGCAGTCAGTTTGATTGTTGGTGTAATGACTTTTGTCTTTTTGGGACTATCGATTTATAAATTATTTAAAGAACTGAAGTGACTACTGAACTTATGGCTATGCTAGGAGGAGGAGCCTCTGGCTTTATATTTAAACTGATTGGACAGTTAGTTTCCAATCAGCAAAGCACTGTAGACGCTATGCTCAAGAAACAAGCAGCCGCTGACGAAAGCC